GGAGACGGCCTTTATGAGTACGAACGAGAATGCAAAAAAGATGAAGGTCGAAATGGCCGGACTTGGAGCAATTATGGAACGTTTAGAGGGATACTTGGCAGCGGTAGGTGGCTGGATTGCCGGTCTATTTACAGGGGGCGTAACAAAAGCGGCTGAGAATTACAACAAGGAAATGGAAAAGCTTCCTGGCACGATGGAGGACGCTATTGCGAAGGCTAAAGAGTTAGAGGCGAGGACACAATCTTTGGCTACGGCCCAACGTCAACTGGGAGTGGTGTTTGCAAAAGGTCGCGCGAAGATTAAGAAGTTCAATATGATTGCCGAGGACACCTCTAACAGTTTAGAGAAAAGACTCGAATACGCAGAAAAAGCGATTCAAATTGAACAGATATTGATGGAGGCAAGAGAAAAGGCCGCACAAGAGGCGTATGATATCGCACTTGCTGATTCCAAAATGTCCGATACGAGTGAAGACCAATTAGACAACCTTGCACAGTTAGAAATTGACTTAATTAACGTGCGCACTGAGTCCTTTGAATTGCAGACGACGCTGAACAATAAGATAAACACTATTCGAAAAGAAGCTGAGGCTAAAGCCGCCGCGGAAGCCAAAGCAGTTGCAGACGCAGAAAAGGAAAAGCAAGAAGCGATAAAAGAAACGCAACGCTTGATGAAAGAGGAAGAAGATAAGAGGATAGAAGAATACAAAGACTACCTAAAGACAGACGAACAACTTGCACTTGACAAGCAGGCCGAAAAAGCGGAAAGGCTGTTGATTGCTGAGATGGAAGCTATGGCAAACGGCGAAGAAGTAAAAGCCGGTCTTAGACAAAAACTCGAAGAAGAACGTCAAGCAATACAGAAGAAATTTGCCGACCAACGCCAAGCTATTATTGATAAGGCGGACAAGGAAGCCGCAGATAAGAAAAAAGAGCAAGACGCAAAAGATAAAGAGGCAAGGGAGAAAAAAGAAGCGGAAGAGTTGGCGGTAACGGAAGCTATCAAAGCCGCTAATATTGGTTTAGTACAAGCCGGATTCGATGCTCTAAATGCTATGGCTAAAACGGAAGAAGGACAGAAGAAGTTAGCTATGGCACAAATTTTAGTCAACCAAGGTATTGCACTTTCTAACGCAATAGCAGGCGCGCAAGCCTCAGCACTTGCAACAGGGCCGGGAGCTGTATTTAGCGCACCGGGATTCACAGCGACGCTTGTTGGTTTAGTGCTGTCTTCGTTTGCACAAATTAAAGGTATAATGAACCAAGCGGGCGCGGCTACTGAAGGTCTTCAAACAAGCGCGCCTAACCTTAGCGGAGGTGGTGGTTCGGGTAGTGCAGGTGGTGGTGGTGCTCAGCTTGCTTTAACGCCAGACCTTGCTCAATCGTTTAACGACGCTTTAGGATCGCAAGCAGTACAAGCCTATGTCGTACAGCAAGACTTAGCAGATGCCAACGCACTACAACAGTCTATAGCCAACCAAGCTTCACTTGGAGGCGGATAAATAAACAACATCACAAACCGTATTTTTAAAGATATGAGAAAGAAAGTAGAATTACTTATTGACGAAGAAGAGCCGATTAGCGGGATCGAGGCTGTAAGCCTTGTAAGATTTCCTGCAATAGAAACGGACTTCGTGTACCTATCGAGTCAAGCAGATAAGAAAATGGCGTTCGCTATGGACGACGAAAAGCAAATGCTCATAGGGCCGGCTTTAATTCCTGACAAGTTAATCATGCGACTTGACGAAAACGACGAGGAATACGACGTCTTTTTTTCTAAAGAAACAGTACGTCAAGCGATGGAGTTATTTATGCGTGAGGCAAGAACAAACGAAAGCACACTCGAACACGCGTCAAAGATTGACGGAGTTACAGTTGTTGAGTCTTGGTTAGTAGAAGATTCCAAGAAAGATAAGAGCGCGTTGTACGGTTTTGACTTGCCTGTTGGCACTTGGATGATTGCATCTAAAGTAAACAACAAGGAAATTTGGGAAAAGGTAAAGAAGCGCGAGGTGCGTGGATATAGCATTGAGGGCTACTTCACAGACAGACTTGTTGAGATGAAGCGCGGGAAGCTTTGCAAGAATTGCCCACAAGACGACCAAATTATAGCAGAACTAAAGTCTTTACTATTGGAAGAGGTTAAACCTGCGGGAGTGCTAAACGGTCAGCCGTTATTTGCACGCTCACAAGACGCGTCATTATGGGGCGAAACTTTCTACAATAGAACCGGCTTTACTGTGGTAAAACTAAACGACGAAACGTTGTACGCGGCCAAGGAAGCATTTGAAAGCTACCCATGGGACGAATGCGTCCGCGATCAGATAAACCGCTACGGCTCAAAAGAAGTAGCAGAGAAGGTTTGCGGTATGATTAGAAGCAAATACGGGTAATAAATAAACACCCTAAAGTTTGATATATATAACCTTGTAACAATCTAATAAGTAACGATGAACACAATCGAAAAAATCCGAGAGGTATTAGGACTTCCAAAGCAGAAGTTCTATGCCGAAGCACGCCTTGAAGATGGGCGTGTAGTCGTTACCGAAGCTGAGTCAATGGACGTAGGCGTAGAAGTTAGAATCCTTGACGACAGCGGCGAGGCATCTCTTCTTGACGCCGGCACGTACACACTTGAGGACGGTACGAAAATTGTTGTTAGCGAAGATTCGCGCCTTGCACAGCTTGGCGACGATGAGGCCGTTGACGTTGAAGTTGAACTTGAAGACGCCGAAGAAGTCGAGGAAAAACTCGAAGACGAGGAAGAAGAAGTAAAGGTGGACATGAACTACGACAAAGTTCGCGACGCTTTAGACCAAGGCTTCCCCGATTTAGGCCAAGACACTATTGACGCTATCGCAACACTTGTTGCAACAATCTACTCAAACGACGAAGAAGTTGAGGTTGAAGTTGAAGCGACTCACACTCCCGACCACGACGAGTACGCAAAAGTTCTTGAAGAGGCTTTTTCTAAAATCGACTCAAGATTAAAAGTATTAGAAGACGCACCTGCGTCAGAGGGCGTTAAGCACTCACCTAACAAGTTTTCGGCTACGCACAAGTCGAAGGATCTAAATAATTTAACAAGTGTAGAACGTGCGCTACATATCATTAACTCTAACAAATAATCAAAATGAGTAATTTGAAAAAATACGATTTCGATATTAACGTAGCGGCTAATACTTATGCCGGCGAGTTAAGTTTACCGTATGTAACGGCGGCTTTACTTGGTGCGGAAACTATCGCAAAAGGGCGTTGTCGTCTAATCGAAGGCGTACAATTTAAGGCTGTAATTAACAACCTATCGACTACGGACACTATCCAAGCGGCTAACTGTGCGTACAACGACGGAGCTGACCTTACTCTTGGCGAGCAAGTTGTAGAACTTAACGACCTTGCAGTTATGGAAACAGTTTGTCGTAAAACAATCTTTCCAACATGGGTTGCGGCTCAAGGAAGTATGCAAAGAAATGGCGACATCCCTGTTGAGTTTACTGACTTCCTTATGGCTTCGATTGCTGAAAGAACAGGAACTAACCTTGAAACTTTAATGTGGCAAGGAGATGCCGGAGCAGTTTGGGGGCTTGGTCTTCTTTCTAACGACGGTGTAATTGACGACGCAGGAATTGACGCGTCAGCAATGAAGGACTTCGCAGAAGCTGACACAGGTGCATTAGGTGCTTGGACAAAAGCTAACATCCTTGGCGTTCTTGATTTAGTATTCGATGCGGCGCAAGCTACACCGGGTATTCTATTAAAGCCGGGTGCAGGATTCTACGTTTCTTACGAAGCTTACGCGTTCTTCTTACAAGCTATCGCGGCACAAAGCACAAACCAAGGCTACAACCAAGACATTGGTGGAGCGACTTACCTTGGATACCCTGTTTATCCAACACCGGGAATTCCTAACACGACTGACGTTTGTGTCTTTACTTACCCTGACAACATCGTTGTAGGAACAAACAACTACACATCTGATACATCAGCACAGCTAATTCCGGCTTACGCTTACGACGGATCGGACAACGTAAAAGTTGCGATGCGTTTTGGATGCGGTGTTAACGTAGCAGTACCGGCTGACGGCGTTGTAGGATTCAATTTTGCTTAATCACTAAATAAAATAACATGGCTTGCAATATTACAGCAGCGAGGGGCATTGATTGTCGCGACGCAATCGGCGGATTAAAGGCCATCTATTTTTGTAGTTCTTATTGTTCGGATATACTTAAAGAAGCAACGGTAACAGGAAACTCTTACACTATCACAACAGCAGGTTTCGCTAACTGGGATATTGTAGACACAACTGTAACAGTCTTTAAGTACAACTTGGTTTCTGACTTGTCTAACTTTACAACTGCTATTGAAGCGGATAAAGCGACTGGTTCGGTTATGTACAACCAATCTCTGAACGTAGTTCTTCATAAAGTGGTGGCGGCTGATTTATTTCAGCTTGGATTAATCGCAAAGAATCGCGCTCAAATCTTCGTACAAGATAGCAACGACAACGTGTTCCTTATGGGAATTACTGACGGTTGTTACTTAACGGGAGGCGACACGATTGCAACGGGTACAAATCGTTCAGACATGAGTGGTTTAACTTTGAACTTCACAGCGAAGGAACAAGATCCGTTGTATATACTACCGGCATCGGCTGGAGTAGCTACGGCTAAATATCCGTTTGACGGATTGGATGACGAAGCAAACCTAACAATCACGGCGGTATAAACTACCGTTGAATAGATAGATGAAAAGGGAGGGTGGCAATACGCCGTCCTCCCTTTTTAATTAAACAAATACCGCGTCTTTATATATTGAATTGAAATGCAACAAATACGCAACGCTAACAACACAACAAACACTGACGTAGTAAACAAATTCTACGTAACCGCTAACCAAACGCAAAGTATTGCACAAGCGTCTGTTAAGTATTTAGTTGAGTTAACGTCGCAAGGTTCGCAAAATTCTTTGTACTTTATACCGACTTCGGTTGACACAACCAAAACACCGAGGTTCATAGCGTTGACATTTACAGTAATTGACAAAGACGAAACGGCATCACCAACAACGGGACGCATAAAGTTTTATGACGCTACCGGAAAACTTGACACTTATCCGATGGGTTTTTATCATTACAAGATATATGAGCAGACGAGTAGTTCTAACCTCGATCCGGCTAACGCAACGGAATTAGAAGAAGGCATTGCGTATGTAAGAGATTATGACGGCAATATGGAAGAGATAACGCCGGACTTCAAAGAATACAACCCTACGGTTAATCAATACGTTTACCCATGATGAACAAACACGACCTAAGTGTTATAAGCTACACCGATTCAGAGATTCCGGTGTTTGATGAAAAGCAAGGACAGAAGTACGTTAACTACGGACACGACGACTTGTACGGCGAATACTTACGCGACTTATTTTTAGCAAGTTCAACAAACGGCGCAATCATTAACGGCGTTGCTGATATGATTTACGGCGGAGGGTTAGACGCAACGGATCGTGAAGAGAACGACGGGAAGCGTGAGCAATGGTTGAGGCTTCAAGACTTACTACGCAAAAGCGACTCACACCTTGTTCAAATGGTGTGCTTCGATATTAAGCTTTATGGCATGGCGTACTTGAATGTTATTTGGAACAAATCGCGTACTCGTATCGCTTGCATTAAGCACCTACCGGTTCACACTATGCGAAGCGGAGTAGCTGACGGCGACGGCAAGGTGTTCGAATACTATTACAAACCGGACTGGAGAGAAAAGAGGTCGAAGGAAAAGACTATCCCGGCCTTTGATTTAGAGAACAGAACATCGGCGTCAACGTGTTTCCAAATAAAAAGGTACACGCCTTCTTATCATTACTACGCATTACCTGACTACGCGGGAGCTACTAACTACATCGAATTAGACCGCGAGGTTTCGGAGTTTCATTTGAACAATATCAGACGCGGCTTTTTCCCGTCTATGCTTTTATCGTTTAAGAACGGCGTACCGACACAAGAAGAGCGTCGACAAATAGAGCAGAAGGTTATTCAAAAGTTCACAGGCGCAGACAACGCGGGACGTATTCTTATTACGTTTAACGATGGCGACGAAACCGCACCTGAGTTCACACCTATAAACACAAACGGCGCGGACGGAATGTACGAGTATCTGTCTAAGCTTGTCAGCGAAAAGATACTAACCGGACATAGGGTAACGAGTCCGCTTCTATTTGGTGTGCGTTCCGAAGGTGGAGGCTTTGGAAATAACGCCGACGAGTTGCGCGACTCTTATTCTTTATTTAACAACACGGTAGTAG